GCTGATGGAGCGGGCTTCATAATCAAGTCTGACTTCCAAGATGTAGGCAACTTGCAGCGTATTGCGATGATGGGGATTTTCGGAATTAAGAAAATCATCTTCAATAGTAATGATAACGCAGTGATCGTCTCTGTCAATTATAGTGCAATATAGGAGTAATAAATCATGGCTACAGCTTATGCTTTTTCTTCACTCGTGCCAGATAGTTCGTTTCCAGCGAGAACATCCGTTGGGAACCTCTATACAATCGAGTTTCAATACACGCTAGCGGGGGCAGTAGTAACGGGAGATACGTTTACGACTCCAGTTAATGGCTTGCCTTCTAATGGTATTCGTATCGCTGAGGTAGAAGTTATTACCCCGCGACTAGATACTAATGCCACTCCAACCGGCACTTTTATTGTGGGAGACGCAACCGATGATAATAGATTCATCGATGCAGCTCCTATGGGTGTAACCGGCATTACCTCAACAACCTACCAAATACGTCAAGTAATTAACATTGCTCAAGGTTTGACCGCAGGCGTTGTTTCTACTGGCACTAACTATCTCTATGGCTCAGGAACTGCGCCTAGACTAGTTATGACACTTGGTGGGACTGTTGCTACAGCTCAAACTGCAGGTACGATTCGTATGCGTGTGAGTTTCTACTGTACTGATGAAAATTAATACAGGTAGATAATGGCAGTTAACTTTGGTCAGTTGATACAACAGATTTTAGATGATACGAATAGAGATGCTTCCACCCTCCTAAATGGTGGCGTCTCTATCAGTACCTATAAAACTGCTGTGGGGCGGGCCATAGTAACTGCCATTAAATATATGGAGTCGTCTTTATACTGGGCGTTTAAGACGTCTAGTGTACTGACGATTTTAGAAAAGGAATACAGCGCAGCATTGCCTGCGGATTTTAGTTCGATGGTTACAGTACAATTCCTAATTGGGAATGTATTCTATAGTCTACGCGAAGGCTTTACTAATGTTACGTTTCCCGAGTTGATAGCATTCTATAATAACAACGCTCAGCAAGGGACGCCGAACAAATATGCTATATATAACAATAGATTATATATATTTCCGCTTGCTTCGGGTGATACGGATTTTACCATTTATTACTATCAAAAGGATGTTTTCTATCCAGCCGTAGATGAAGATACTTCTATTTGGTTTTCTGATGAGACAGTTGACCTTGTACGTATGAAGGCAATGGAGAGGTTCTATCATGATACGCTGCAGTCGCCAGAGCTTGCAAGTACATATACCGCCGCAGCCAATGACTTCGCAAGTAATCTTATGCGTAAAAATAATTTGAGACAGAATTTTAACACATTGAGTATTTGATATGTCTACACCAACCACTAATTTTAACTGGCTTAAACCAACTGTGGGTGGTGATACGGATATCTGGGGGGGACCTGCAGGTCTAAACTTTAATTTGGATTCTCAAGACAGCTTGATAAGACGTTTCATGAATACGTTCATCTTAGCAACCGAGCCCGCAGAGAAGCAATCTGGCACTATGTGGATAAATAATACGGCTAATCCGTGGATTTGGAATGTCTATAATGCTGGTACTGCTACATGGATAAAGATTGGTGAGATAGATAACGTTAATAATACATTTACCCCAGTAAGTGGCTCAGGAGATAGTTTTGAAATCGGAGATCTAAAACAATCTTCAATAGCTTCTAATCATGGTAAATGGCTTATATGTGATGGATCAGCTATAAGTAGAGCTACCTATTCAAGTTTAAATACCGTTTATTCAGGTCAAGGCTATCCATTTGGTAATGGCGATGGATCTACTACATTTAATATTCCAGATATGCGTGGTCGTGTCGGTGGAGCTATTGGCGCAGGACCAGGCCTTACTGTTAGAGCCATTGGGGCCTCTTTAGGTGAAGAAACTCATATCTTGGTTCCTACAGAATTACCAGATCCTATCACTAGTGTTAGTAGTACTGCAACTTTCCAAGGGGCCCTATCGGGTACTTGTATCACAGGTAATAATCCAGCTGGTGGCTCCGGCGTCATCGCTAACCCTGGTGGTAATCAAGGACACAACAATATGCAACCAACCTTATTTGCAGGGAATTACTTTGTATTTGCGGGGGTGTGATGCTTACCAGCAAGCGCAATCCAATAATCATTCCTCCTGGCATTGATAAGGATGATAATGCCTATACATCATTCCAATGGTCGGATGCCGATAAGATACGCTTTTATCGCAGTTTTCCACAAAAAATAGGTGGATGGGCTAGTATACAATTTGGAAATGCACAAACACTTGATGGCGTACCTAGATCGATTTGGTCTTATATAGATGCAAATGGGCTGGAGCATGTGCTTATTGGCACTAATACACGGTTATATACTTATGAATCAGGTAATCTTTATAATATCACGCCTTTAATAGTCGCCACAACAGCAATTGCTAACAGTTTATCGACTAATTATAACATACTAGCCAACAATCCAGTTACTACGACTATTGGCACCAAGACTATTACGCTTGCAGTAGGTGCAGCCCTTGCGTTAATAAGTCGCGTAGGCGATTTTATTCAAATATCAGGAGAAGTTGGTACTATTGGTGGAATTGTTGCAGGCGATATCAATGGTACATTTAGGATCTCTAGTGTTGTTGGCACTAATATCACTTATCAAAGCACCTCAGCAACAGTTGCAACTTCAACTGCAACTGGAGGGGGCGCGGCTGTGTTGATGTCACAGCGCGTTATTACTGTTGCACAAGTGGCACATGGATTTGCTGATGGTGATAGGGTTAAAATAGCAGGTGCTGCTGCCTTTGGTGGATTTGTAGTTGGAGATTTAAATATAGAATCAATAGTTAGGTTAATCGGTGTCAACAGTTACGCTTATTACTCTACTACTGCTGATAGTTCTGGTAACTTTGCAACGTCCGCTGCTGCTGCTGGAGGTGGTGCCGCTACTACCGCACAAGGCCAAATAACTGCTGGGGGTTGCGCTATTAAACCTGCAGTTGGTTATGGTGGTGGAACATATGGAACTGGCAAATATGGGTTAGGAAGACCTTTTACGGCCGGGTTTGCTTATCCAAGAGTATGGTCTTTTGATAGATTGGGAACCGGCGTTGTACTTACCCCTGGGAATCAAACAGGTTTATATTTATGGGCAGGCAACTTTGCGACTGCTCCTGCTTTGCAGACAGCCGGGAGTGCACCAACTGCTATAAATTATGTGGTAGTAGAGAATAGACAAATCATCGTACTTGGTGCAGCTGGAGTGCAAAATAGCATTTTATCCACAAATGATATTACCAATTGGGTTCCTGGTCCAACAGTAACGGTATTTAGTGGTACGATTCCGCAAGCAGGTAGATTGCTAACTAGCAGTTATTGCAAAGGGCAAGTTATATTATTTGCTGATAATTCCGTTTATAAAATGACTTTTGTAGGAAGTCCTACGATATGGGTCATTGATGAAATAATGACTAGCGATGGTATACTTGGACCTAAAGCAGTTGCGAGTGTAAATGACAATGTGGTTTGGGCCGGAGGGAATAACTTTTACATCTATAATGGATCTATAGTTGTGCCAATACCTAATAATACTGTGCGCGAATGGTTCTATGAACATTTAAATAGCAGCACGTTTTATCATTCATTTATCCATAAATCGACTCAGTTTAATGAAATATGGTTTTTTGCTCCATTTGATAATCTGGAAGAGCCAAATACGTATGTGATCTGGAACTGGGAAGAAGGACACTTTACCAATGGATTACTAACTAGAACAGCTTCAGAGGAGCCGGCCAATCCTAATCGTGTTCAGTATTTAGCTACAGGGAGTTGCGATGGTTCTGTGGCTGCTACAAAACTCTATGCTCATGAGTTAGAAGGTGACTATACAGACGATGGTAATGATATGTCTGGAAGTTTAACTTCAAACTACAACATCATAGATGCTGGTGACTTCATGCAAGAGATTATGCGTGTAGTTCCAAGCATGACAATTCTCCCTCTCGGGCTCACTCAGGCGGGTAACCTATTGGTTTCTATGAATATATTTACAAAAGAATACGACGGCGCTATAGATTTTCGAATTTTTGGGCCGTATAATATATATGATGATACGCAGAAACTTGATACGCGTGCCAATGGAAGACAAAGACAATATCAGTTTACTTTTGATAATAAATTTGGATTCAGATTAGAAAAGTTCTTTGAAGAAATACGAGTAACGACGCCGAGGTAACGAAGTAATGTTTGATAATATTGACGGCATTTTTAATACAAGTGATCAGACGCTTCAGCGTGTGGTTCTGCTCGAAGATAAATTTAGAAATCTACCAGTATCGAATCAAGCTTACTTTGTACAAGGGCGATTAAGAACTGATCGGGCTACACCTGCAAATAGTGCTGATGTGCAATTACAAGATTTAATATATGACCGCGTTTTAACGAATGCGTTTGAATATGTGATTATTAATAATGCTGGCACCCTAGAGTGGCGCCGAGCAACTTTAAATGCGTTTTAGGAGGATATTATGGTTTGGCAAATTCCGGTAGCAATGATGGCAGCTCAACTAGGAGGGCAATATTTAGCAGGCAAAGGTCAAAAACAACCTGTGCCTCAGCAACAATATCAAGGCTATCAAGCAATGCCATCTTTTGCGCAAGATTATCTGCGTAGAGGACATACCCCACTTTATAATATCGATATGCCTAACGCTATGCGCAACATGAATCAATATGGTGTTCAACCTGGGCAAGCAAATACGCCTGGACAGTCTCAAGCTTTAGCGAATCTACAAGGAGCAAATCCAAATCATAATCTTAATTACATGGGTATGGAACCCATGAATCAAGCGCAGATACAAGCGCTACAAGAAGCACAAATGAGTGGAATGCCTGGTAGTCTTGCAAATTACATGCAACCATTTGATCAAGAGCGAGAAGCGCGTTTGCGAGGAGTGAATAGAACGTTTGATGAGTATACTAAAAAGGTAAATGATCAAGATGCTTTGATTAATTCGCAAATCAGTCCTGCAAGCAACATGCAACTGCGGCAGCAACAAGAACGGATTGAGCAAAACAGAGCCAATGCTATTGGGGATGTTGAAGGACTTATGGAAGGCAGCGCATTCGATAGAGCCAATCAGTATAGAACGCAGTCATTGCAACAGCGTATGAACGCAGGAGATATTCAGCAACAATTTGGTCAGCAACTTGCTAATAATGCTACTGGGTATAATCTTACTACTAATCAACCTGGATATGGTCATGCTATAGCCATGAATGAGGCTGCCGCACCATTCTTTGGAAGTGGCGTAAATACTGGTGGTCAGCCAGGACAATTTACTAATACAGGTCGCTTAGGTAGTTTGCTTATGCAAGCACCACAAATGTATAATAATTTCCAACAAATGCAGGGTCAAGGCAATCAAGGTTCACCAATGCCATGGCTTCCTAATAATGGGGCACAATATAATCAGTACGGCGGCTTTAGTGGATATGGCAGCCAATACGGTCAACAATTTGGAGGTGCATAGTGTTTGAGAACTTAGGGCAAATGATGCAACCTCAAGGAGGTCAACAGCAACAAAGTGGCCAACAACTCCCGGAATCTGCGCAATCTAAAACGCTTGCTAATCTGGGTATGCTTATTATGTCTGGTGCCTCACCGCAAGATGCTTATACCCTAGCAGCTAAGATGACGCACGATCAAGAAACAGTTGATGCTCAAAGACAGAAACAAGAAGTACGGCAACAGCAAGCGCATACCGCTGCACAGATATTGCAAAATGGCGGTGGTCTTGCTGAGATGCTAGCTGCAGGGATCAATGATCCTGGTATTTTAGGCGCTTTGCCACAGCCTCAATATATAACAAATCCACATGAGCCAGGAGGCGGTAGTTTTAAATATCCAGGATTGCGTGGACAGGGTAATCCAATCGGTCAAGGTGGCGCAGGTGGTCAAGGCAATATGCAGCCTTCACAAGGGACTCAAAATGGGATGATGCCTCCACAACAAGTGCCGGTACAAGATATGAATATGGGCAATAGAATGCCTGTATCTTCAGCACCATTTGTTGGTAATACACCAGCTGAAATGCAAGCCAATATTGATGTACAAAAAAAGGCTGCGATTGAAACTAATAAAAACGATGAAAAGTTTGATGAGGTAGCAAGACATTCGTTTGTTGGAGCTCAGGAAAGTAAGAGACTATTAAACAAGTTAAATAAAGCATACGAATCGTATGATAAAAAAGCTCCAAGATATATAAAGCCTGGTTCATTTTTAGCTAATACTACAAATCTGCCTTTTTTAAATGCTGGTCAAACACGCGCTATTCTTCATGGTGATAAAACAATCAATGAAACTGCAGAAATTAACAAGATTGGGACTGAACTTCAAACAAAGTTATTACAAGCATTAGAATCTGCAAAAGCTGCTGGTAATGTTTATCTTGAAAAACGTCTTGAAGCTGGTTTACCTGATTTGGGTGCTCCAAAAAAAGCACGTGAAAAGATTGTGGAGAATTATAGAGATGTTATTGCTATTTCTGATCTGATATATAAAGCACGCGAACCTTGGAAGAAATTAGGGAATGGAAGGAATGGTGACGTAGTAGGACTTGTTGAATTCATTATGAAAGGAAACAACGATACCTTAGTTAATCGCAAAGGAGAACTAGACGATAAAATACTTAAAAATTTGCCTGAATATATAGAGCAATATAAAGCATATAAAGAAAACCCAGGAATGGATACTGCAGTAAAACAAACCAAACCATTATCTCCAGATGAATTTAATGCACTCTTGCAAGATGAGGGGTTTTTGAATTATCGACAACAACAAGGTAGTAAATGAGCAATAACTCTTCGAAAGTGCAATCTGGTCTTCGTGGCGTGCTAGATACTGCGACTTTTGGTATATCACCTAAAATAGCTAGTCTTGCAGATGCTATTAAACAGAAAGAAAATGCTACTTTTGCAGAGCGATATCAAGAAAACTTGAAGAACAGACGAGAACAATATCACACTGCAGCCGAAGAAAATCCTTTATCGTATATGGGTGGTAGCTTAGCAGGTGCATTCGCATCTCCTATTAAGGGCGGCAAAGGTGTTAGTCTAGGACAACGTGCTAAACGTGGTGGGGTACTTGGCGGTTTATATGGCTTTGGGAATAGCGATTCTGGAGAAGCTTTTGTACCAGAATTTGAAAATGCCGTTGATGCGGCTTATGGTGGCGCTATTGGTGCGGCAGCGGAAATGGTATTACCTCCAATATTCAGAGGTGCTGGGTATATAGCAAATAAACTCACTCCAGAATTTGTTAAAGAAGGTGCTAGTAAACTCGGATCAAAGATTGCTAATACATTTGTCGGCAAAGAGGCCTCACAAACGGCCTTATCACCATTTAAAGGGCAAAATTTATCACAAGAACAAAATGAAATATCGAACTTGTCAAGGCATGCACCGTTTGCTGAAAAAGGAGAAAATGCTGCTCCAGCGATTAGTAAAATTCAAGAACAGCACAAATTAGCTAAGGAAGCGGCTCAGGCGCCATATGAAGTGATTAAAAAAGAAGTTGGTTTCCTGGATATAAAAGATGTTAAACAATTCATACCTAAAATGCGTGAGGGGATGGCCGCAGAAATGATAGCTTCTCCATCACATCCTATGACTTATGGATATATGAAGACGTTTGAAAAACTTTTAACTAAAGAAGCTCCTCAGAATGCTATTGGAGTTGATCTAAAGCTTTTAGAAAAGTGGCGTAGCAGAGTTGGTGAAGCCATACGAGATCATAAAACGCCGAGAAGCGAACGTACTGGACTTATTGCATTGAGAAAGGGTTATGATGATTTCATTAATCACAACATTGAAAAGGCTTTACTTGAAGGTAATCCGGGACTTCTCAAAGAATTCGAAGCAGCTAGAGAAGGTTATACTAAGTATATGAAACAATATACTGCTGACCATAAAGATGAGTATGGTAAAAAGTTTATAGAAGACATTATAAATAATGGCTCTTCTCGCGAACCTTATTCTAATGAGATGATTGCTAATAAAATATTTGGCACAAACAAACTGGGTTTCAAACCGCAATCGATTAATATAATTAATGAACTTAAATCTCATTTAGGGGCAGATTCGCCAGAATTCCACGGTCTAAGATTAGAAGGAATGAAGAAAGTTCTATCGCCATTACTTAATAATCCAGAGAATAAATTAGCGGCCTTTGAAAAGTACAGCGCTAATTTAAAAGAGCAAATGCCAGTACTCAAAGAATTGTTGGCGCCTAATGTAATAAAAGAGTTGGAATATATCGCTAAAGAAGGCAGTCAGCATTTCAAAAAAAGTGCTATACCGATAAAAGAAACTATCGGTAAACTTCCAACTGCTGGTCTAGTGATGAAATTATTCAGCAATATAAAGGACGCTAAAACGCCAATAGAAGAAATATACGGGAGTGCTAATAAAAGCGCCTCTGTGCCATCAGCGGCATCCAGAAGCATCACACAAGCATTAATGACCCCTGAAGTGCAACCTGAAAAAGATATTGCACAACCCGAAACTGCTATCGAAACTCCACCTACAATAAAAGCGCCAGAAGACTATCGAGCCTTTATGGACAGAATGACGCCAGAACAAAAAGAAGAACTAAGAATGTTGCAGCAATCAATGCACCCTGTGCAGCAATAATTCCACTAACCCATTGATATTTAAGTTTGATTTCTATATTTCTCCAGTGTAGAGTACATATAGTATAATATTCAAATGGTTAACTCATGGGCGCGGGTATTCAAGGTTTAATAAGAGCTGAAGGTCTAACGGTAACTAGTGTTGCCGCAGCCGATAAACTCGTCATTCAACAAAAACAAACAACCGGTGCGCAAGCAGGGCAATATTTGCCACGTTTAGTGAGTTACGCAAACTTCATTTCAGGTGGCGGAACTGGTCTTACTGGCAACTCAGTAGTAGTTACTAGCTCACTTGGTGACTTTGATACTAGCACAGCATTACTTTATTCTGCTGGTGTATTAACACTTGGGTTTACCGCAGTGCCGGGAAGTTTGGTTATCTTACCTACTACTGCAGCTAATGGTAGTCTAAGGTTTATAGCTACAAATAATGCAAGTAACTTCCAGTCTACACTTACAAACTCAGCTGTAGGCCAAGCAACTACTTATACCCTTCCTGATCCAGGTGCAGCTACAGCCAATATCATATTAAGTGCTGGTACACAAACTATAGGTGGCGCTAAGACTTTCACCTCAAATATTACAGGCACCACTTCTAACTTGATTCTAAGTACTGCCGGCACTGGCATACAGCTTAAAGAGGGTGCAAATGCTAGAATGGGGACTGCAACTTTAGCCAACGGTACCGTTACTATTTCTAATACTTCGGTTACAGCGAATACTAGAATATTCCTGAATCGGTATAACATTAATGGCTCTACTGCATTGGGTCTTCTATCCGTTGGAACGGTAGTAGGCGCTACCAGTTTTATTATTAATGCACTTAAAGAAGCTGACGCTACTGTTCAGACTAACGATGCTTCAATTGTACATTGGATGCTTATTGAACCCGCCGCATAATATTAGGAGTATTTATGGATTTCGTAATTTCGTATGAAGACGCCAAGAAGATTCTAGGTGTCTTTTATAACTCGCCTTATCAGAACGTATTACCGTATGTGGCGATACTAGATAACCTCAAATGTAGTAATGCTGACGTAACGCTAAAACAAGCAGTTGAAGCCGAACATGAAGCACGAATTGCAGCAGAGAGCGCAACCCCTAACGCAGAATAGTAATGTCGAATATTGGTACTGTATATCTATTCACTAATCACACAACGGATGGTAACAGTTCTGCTTTCGCAATACCTTATTCTAATAAAGTTGCAGTTGTCAAAGTCTGGGGCACATTTGGAGGAGCTAGTGTAAAGTTTCAATCATTAGCCCCAGGCACAAGCGCATCACCTGTTTGGATAGATATTCCTGATAACAATGGCGTGGTGCTCGTGTTCAGCATAGCTGGCCAACGGTCGCTCATGTATCTAATTCAAAATGAACAAATCCGCGCAGTACAAAGCGGCTCTACGGGCACAACAACCCTCAACGTCTCATTCGAGATGTATTGATGGCTCAATTTAATAATTTCATCACATCAAACGCAGTAGTCTTAATAGAGCAGAATGGTGCTCCCGTTACTCAGCGTACTATACTTAATTTCATTGGTTCTTGGTTTACCGTCGTAGATAATCCTGGGAACCTTTCTACCGATATCACATTCCCTGCACCTGTACTAATCACTGGTAGCACTATGACTGGACTACTTATTTTAAGTGGTGATCCAGTAGTCGCATTAGGAGCCGCCACTAAGCAATATGTCGATTCAATGGCTGGGGGATTATCTCCAAGAACTTCGTGCCGTGTAGCAACCACCGCAGCGCTTACAGTTACATATGCAAATGGAGCGGCTGGTGTTGGCGCTACACTCACTAATGCTGGCACACAAATAGCGCTCGCTATAGATAGCGTGACACTTGCAGTTAATGATCGAGTCCTTGTCAAAGACCAAGCTAGCACCTTCCAAAATGGGATATACACAGTCACCAATGTTGGTTCTGGGGCTACGAATTGGGTAATGACTAGGGCCACTGATTATGACCAGGGTTCAGCAAGTGAAGTTGCAGAAGGTACTTACACAGTGCTATCAGAAGGCACAGTTAATGCTACCAATATGTTTGTAGAAACAGGCCAAGGTCCATTTACTATTGGAACAACACCTATTATCTTCTCAGCATTCAACTCGGCTGCTAACATCAATGTAGGTACGGGTCTCAGTAAATCAGGCAATACAATCTCTCTTATTACGCCAGTGACTGCTACAAATGGTGGGACTGGCGTTTCAAATGCATTTAACATAACGCTTGGTGGCGCAATAGTAACCGCCGGTGCATTCAGCACGTCTGGTGCTTTCCCGCTAATACTAACTACTACTGGCTCAACTAACGTAACGCTGCCAACATCAGGCACATTAGTAAACACAGCTGTTACTACTTTATCAAGTCTAGTGAGTGTCGGCACTATAACTACGGGCACTTGGAACGCATCAATTATTACGGGGACATATGGAGGGACTGGAGTTAATAATGGTGCTAATACTATCACTCTTGGGGGCAACCTTACTACTAGTGGGGCTTTTAATACTACTTTAACGTCAACAGCAACCACAAATGCGACTCTCCCTGCAGGAACTACTACGCTCGTACCAACTACAGGTACGGGAGCAACAGGCACTTGGAACATAAGTATTACAGGTAATGCTGCGACGGTAACTACAAATGCAAATCTCACAGGGGACGTTACCAGCGTAGGCAATGCTACTACATATGCCGGGATTGTTCCTCTTAATAAAGGTGGCACTAATGCCAATTTAACTGCGAGTAATGGCGGTATATTCTATTCAACAGGATCAGCAGGAGCGATTCTTGCAGGTACTGCAACGGCGGGACAATTATTGCGTTCAGGTGCAACCGCAGCACCTACTTGGTCAACACTTACTTTCCCAGCAACAATAGCCCAAGGAGATATAGTTTATGGCTCTGCAACTAACGTTGTATCAATGCTTACCAAAGATGCTAATGCTACTAGATATTTATCTAATACAGGTACAACCAATAACCCAGCTTGGGCACAAGTCAATCTCGCTAATGGTGTCACTGGCAATCTCCCTGTAGCTAATTTGAATTCTGGAACTAGCGCAAGTAGTACTACATTCTGGCGAGGCGATGCGACCTGGGCTGCTCCTGTGCCGGTAACAGGCTCTGTGATACAAACCGTCAGTGTAGTGTTGACCACTCCGCTTACAAGTAGTTCAAGTTCTTATGTAGATGCTGCTGGATTATCTCTTAGTATTACTCCAAGTTCAGCTTCAAATTTGGTGCTTGTAACGGCGAGTCTTCAGTTTAGTAGCAATTTGACAACTTCGCCGATGTTCCAGATAGTTCGTGCCTCTACTGCAATCTCAATTGGTACATCCGTCGGGTCAAGAACTGCAGCATCGGCATCAAGCAATGTAAATTCTGCCGCAGGCATGAATACTTGTAGTGTTGTATTCTTAGATAGTCCTGCGACGTCTTCCGCTGTGACATATAAGATACAGTATCTATCATCTTCGGGAGCAGCTGCAGTTGCAATTAATGCCTCTATTACTGACACCAATACTGGTGGATTCCCACGGACTGCGAGTTCAGTAATCCTACAAGAGATTAAGGGGTAGATATGGAACCATTTCAATTATTTAAAGCGATCGAGTGGTACGGGAGAAATACCAAACCTATCTATACATGTACGCACCTTTATGAAGGCTTAGATTGGCATGAGGATAATAAACTACCTAAACCAACTCTCGAAGATTTACATAATGCTTGGACGCAATTTAGTAATGATTTTGATCGCAAAGAATACCAGCGTAAGCGTCAGAAAGAATATCCACCAATAGAAGCGCAGCTTGATGTAATGTACAATGAAGGCTATGAAGGGTGGTTTAAACTCATGCGTTCCATTAAACAGAAATATCCATCACCTCATAAAGATAAAGAACCAGATTTGGTAAACCCCATGGAAGCATTGAATAAACGCGTTGAAAATATAGAAGCTACTACAACAGAGCAAGTGGAGCGTGCTAAACAAGAACTAGCGGCGTTGCAAGCAGCAATCATTGATACTAAAGGCGCCATTTATGCCATTAAAGGTTTTATGATGGAGATACCAACAATACTTGCTGCCATTAAAGAGATCAAAGAACAATTAGGAGATAAAGATGCCTCTACTAAAGGGAAATAAGGCAAAGAGCGCCAAAGGGATATCAGAGAATATACGCAGAGAAGTAAATTCTGGCAGAGACGTTAAGCAGGCCGCTGCCATTGCATACTCGGTAGCAGATAAATCTAAACCCAAGCCAAAGAAGAAATAGTATTGACTGTATCCCTATAAGTGATAAAGTCTTAATAGAATATAATTTTCAATAGGTTATCATGTCTTATGATGTGTCTAAAAACTTCAGCAAGAATCAGCATGAAGGTATTAAAGATCAGTTTTGCTTCTCTCCTGCTCTAAAAGAGAATTACGATTATAAAGTTGGGATAGTAAAAGAATTCCATATCGGTGGTGTCATGTCTATGACGGAGCCAATGGAAGGCCAATATGCTCGCAAGATGAATGGTAAACAAGCTCGTATGGAACAAGACGAAGCTATCACCAATCCTAAATACTAGGTATAAATGGCTTCGCCTACAGATACCATTGTATTGTTTAACGCGCAGACAACCGATGCTAACTCTACGGCGAAGAATTTTACTTATTCTAATCACAAAGCCTGTGTTAAGATATTTGGTACATTTGGAGGTGCAACAATTGCTCTACAAGTTGCTGTACCTCCGAATATTGCAGCTAATACATGGGTACCTCTTAAAGATCGGAACGGTACTCTTGTAAGCGCAACAGCTGCTGGAGTTTTCTTTATTGAAGACGTAGTTTATGATGATCAAATACGGGCGGTTCAATCCGGTTCTACGGGCACAACTACGTTATCTTGTACGGTGCAGCCTACGGGCTAACTTTCAAATAAGTCATCAAAAAGGCCAAAGCTGCCATTCCTAAGCTTATAACTACTGTACATAATTTTATATAATCTTTGATATCTGTTTTCATCATAATCAAATCATCTCTCATATCTGCCTTCAGTTCTTTAAGATCGTTTTTGGTAGCCATATTATCTAAATGCTTTTCATCAATTTCTTTTAAAGCTTCTGCAAAGACTTCAGCCTCGGCCTTAGGAGTTCCCGCATCTATAAAACGTTTGGCCATTTGTAATGTACTTATCATTTTCTTTACTCCATTTCTTTATTATTTACCCACAACTTTCATGATGTACGGCGCGAGCTCAAATAAGGCGACACCTATCGTGATAAACCACATAAACATTATGATCTTTGTATCTAAGGCTTTAATATTACCTTCTAATTTGGCAATATCGATTTTAGTAGCTAAATTCTCATAACCTCTCTCAAGTTGGCGCTGGAATAAATTTACAACATCCTCAGCTTGACCTTGTTTCCATTTGCGTTCTTTTACTAAAAATATAATTTCTTTATGTGCATCTATCACTTTTATTCTCCCCTAAGTTGTTGATTTATATACTAAATATACTATTGCCATACCTAATAATGTTATTACATGGATCATATTAATGCACCTTTATATCTTCAGAACAGGCCTTATTGAAATGATCTGGGAAAGCGTCTATCATCTGATCAAGCGCCATTTCTAAATCTTTTCTAAATTGAGGATGCATTATATGACTTAGTAACTCTAGCAGTGTTACACACCAAACTTGCATCCATTGCAGGAGGTCGTCCTCTTCACACATTTCCGTATTAATCTTTAATTGCAAACTTGCAAGCGCTGCAAATACAGTACCTGGTTCAAAAGAAACGATATAAGTCCTAAGGGCCTCTAAGGCTTTTAATTGCGATTTAGTGAATTTCTTGGCCATCTAGGTTCTCCTTATATAAAGGTAGTGCGCGATCTAAAGTATTTTTTAATTGTTCTAGCCCCATCATCCAAATGTTCATTTGCATCAATTTTTCCCTTATGGGTAAATCTTTTCCAAATCTTGCTATATTCTGTACTGATAACATAATCGCAAGATCTAAGCCCATTTTATCATTAGCGATTAATTCCCATGCTTCATTTATATCGGCAATTTCTTCTTTTGAAAATTCTTTATCCATGACGGAACTCCTGTGTATATCGCATTATCGCTGAAGTGCCCACATCGAACATGCGGGCAAGCTCTTTTATAGTATGTTTTTTAGTCTGATATGCATCACATAGCAAACCTTGTTTTTCTGGAGTTAATTTAGGGGGACGCCCATGTGGGCCGCCACGCTCCCTAGCTCGCATCATACCATCATAGCTGCGTTCTGATGCGATATTATGCTCGCATTCGGCGAACATGCTGAAGATCTGGAAGAAAAGCTTGCCTAGTGTAGGATCGCTGAAATCTACGGGTTGTAATACTGATATGAGCGTTATTTTACGTTTCTTTAACTCCTCATATAGCATCAGCAATTCTAAAGTCCCACGGTTGAGTCTATCTATATGACGCACTACTAAAGAGTCGCCTTCGCGCAGAAAGGCCATACAGTTATCAAACTCCGGCATCCGCGCTTTGCGCCCAGAGACTTGTTCACTGAAGATTCTTTCGCAGCCAGCTTGCTTTAAGGTCTCAATTTGACCTTCAAGATTTTGATCTTTTGTAGAAATGCGTGCGTAGCCTATTTTCATGTGAACCAAGTGCTCCAAATTAGAATTAATAGTACTATTGCGCCTATACCAAGAAGCATGCGTAGATATTTGTCTAGGCCAAATTGGTCCATAAGGCTCCTAAGTTATTGATTTGTATACGTTTAATAAAGTGTGCAGAAATATTAATACAGCACCCAGAACAATTATTTTACCAAAAGTCAAAGCCCAGGTGTGTATCAAATCACCTATTCGTCTAATTTCATGAATTATTTCTTGATGCTGCTGTGGTGTCATATTAGTGACCCAATCTAATTAAAATCCCTAATGCAGTAAATCCTATAACTATTAAGGCACCTAATAGTCTAAGTTCCACTTTTGTAGCCATAGTTGCTAGCATTTTGATTTCTAAATCTTTGATATCACCTTTAAGCTCAGTTCTTAATGACAAGATATCACCTTTAAGCTCAGTTCTTAATGACAAGATATCACCTTTAAGCTCAGCCTTCATCTCTCTCAAATCTGATTGAGTAGCTACATACTCTACTGCATATCTTGGTTGAGGTTTATGAGGAATTCCTTTTAAGGCCTTTCTTCCTAGTTTAATTTTGTCTTCGTTTTTCATTCTATTCTCCTATGCTCGTTTTAACTAAATTTAATTAATAGTGCCAGAATGCCAAAGGCAAGTCCAATTAACCAACGCATCTCATACTTCAATTCTCTAACCTCAGTTTTAAGATCATCTTTAGTTACAAGTTCATTTATATTAACCAACCCTTCTTGCTCTTTAAATATATGCGCAATCTCTTCTGCATACGCTTTATCATCTTTAGCCTTTAATAAGCGTTTGGATATCTCGAGTGTATCTATCATTCTATTCTCCTAAATTAAAACTGTTGGCACAGCAGGACTCGAACTTGCATCTAGTGCTCAAAAGCACCATTCTACCAATTAAACCATATGCCAACAGCCATGCATGTAGAGCATTACAGGTGCAAAGAGAATCAAACTCTTGTCTCCCACCTACAATGATGGGGCTTTACCACTAAGCTATATACCCGTAACCTCTTTTGGCAACATATCATGCACTTTCTATTTCGGCAACTGGTTTCGGATATAGGGATGTATTATTTTATAAAAGGGATGAAATTGGGATGAAAGAAATCGTTTGTAATTATAAAGAGGTCTATTCGAATATGCCGCATTCATACTAGATGTAGTATTGTCAACTGGTGCAGCATTTTTAAATTAGTTATTTCGTCAATCTAGGAAAAATAATTCCCAGGTAGCAGTAATACTTTGCGTAGTGTATACAATAGCTGAGCAATAGCGGTGCTGATAGTGGAGCACATAAGTGGAAAGGCTAAGAAGAGTGAGTGATTAACGAGATATGATACGGTTGCCCTTTTACAAGCCTGCCGTCCCAAGGCATATCTAGCCAGTGCAATTCTGACCCATTGCCATGCCCTTGACATTAACCTTCTGTACTATATAACTTATAGCAACCATTTAGGAGGGGTTGTGATCACGAAGTTTTTATTTAAGGATAAATCAACGCCAGAAGAGCGCACTTTCATCAAAGATAACGATATGATCTTGGAGGACTTTGTATGCGATGCTATTAAAGCGGCAGTGCGGCCATTTTATCAGTTAAATGACATTTATGTTCAAAGATTATCTGCTATTGAGAGCAAGATGTGCGATTTTGATCAGGCTATGGGTCTAGAGTTGCGCAAATTACAAGCCGAGGTTATATCAAGACCTTATTCACAAATCAGTATTCACAAACGATTAGATAATCTACAAGCTCTGATTATGCAAATCCCAGGACTTAAAGAGGCTATAGAGGAACAAGAAGCTAGAACTAAGGCTGAAGCGGAAGCGAAGGAATTTATGGCAAGAGAAGATGCATTAGATCTCCTAATAGAAGATTTAGAACTAAGTGTGCGCTCTCATAATTGCTTGAAAAATGCACATGGAGCGCAATTCTTATCGGGGGATGATCGTGGGCTCTATGAGTTAAAAACAGTCAGGGATTTAATTAAATACACTCCAGCTGAACTTTTACGCATGCAAAATTTCGGCCGAAAATCTCTAAATGAAATAAAGGAATTGCTCGCTACTATGGGATTCAAATGGGCTTAATGTAAAAAACCCGCCAATTTACATTAACGGGTTTAGTGAGTGGACTAATTACATTATCTTAGTCCTGAACGGCGAGCGCCGCAATATACTTAGCCTCAGTAGCGCGTTGGTTATCATCCATGCTAATGCCCTGCAGAACACGCTCTAGAATCACTGCATCTATGCCCATGTCTTCGAGTTCTTTAGTAGAGTTTGCAAGTATACCATCGCCTTCTTCGGCACAGTTCTTTACATACGCCCATTTGAATACGATTTTTTTGAAGTCCTCTGGCTCTGACATAGCTAACCTATTGTTTATTATAGATAATATAATATTAGACCATATGGGTGGTGTCAACGAAATGATCACAATCCGCGGGGTGTATACAAAGCGCTATAGTTTGTATCTATTGAGTTCTTAGATGTTTACAAACCATATCGAGGAGATGCGTGGGATGGTCTAAGTTATTGATATTCTTTGCTTTTCTAGCCACGCTACGACGTCTCCCCAACGATACCGCACTATTCTATCAATCTTGATATACGAGGGACTGTCACCAGAAAGACGCCTAGACTCCCAGAATCTTTTGGATATTTTTGTGTATTTTACTAAATCTTTAGTGTCGATATATTGGTCGGGATGTGGGAATGTATCCATTTTGCCGCGTCCTATTATTTTGGCTCCCCGGGCCGGATTCGAACCAGCGACCTAGCGGTTAACAGCCGCTTGCTCTACCACTGAGCTACCGAGGAAGAAGCGCTATGTATAATGGAGATTTATATTAACACAAGTGAATTTTATTAATCTTTCCAAATCACCCGCTTAGAGTATGCCTCATCATACTCTTCTTTAGTAACCACTATCTTCTTAGGCTTCCCTAAATGAATCCCCGTAGGCAATCTAGCACAAAATCCCGTCATGCTAACTTTTTGCATGGATTTACCTCCGGCTCTGAGTTTATACATAGATTTATGGTAAGAGATCTCGCCATCTGTATATTCGATTCTTTCATATTCGATTTCTGTCATTGGGCTAAGTTATTGATTGTTATTGAATTTCTCTATTAAGTCTTTTATATCTTCAACTTTCCAAGCAGTTATACGCCCTCCAAGATTTACAGGCTTTGGGAAGCGCCCCGATTTGACTCCATTCCACCATGTGGTTTTGCCCACGGGTATTATTTTAAGTATCTGTGATTGGCGAAGAAAGCCGGTTTCTGGTAATTTCATATTTTCCTCTCATTAATTTTTTCTACGATCCAAGCATTTATTTCACTTTCAAGCCACGCAACGCTGCGCCCACCAAGGCTAATGCATTGTGGAAAAGTACCATCTTTCATTTCTTTATAAATAGCAGACCGGCTTTTCCCTGTCTTTTGTTTAAGATCTGGTAAGCGCAGTAGGCGTTCGTTTGGATCTAAATTTAACATATTTTCTCCTAAATTTGGCGGAGAGAGTGAGATTCGAACTCACGGTACGGTTGCCCATACGGCAGTTTTCAAGACTGCAGCCATAAACCACTCGGCCATCTCTCCTTATTCTTATAATTTTACGATTAAAATTAACAACGCAAGTGCAGCAAAACCTAGGGATAAAAACCATCTTAGGAAACCTAATTCGTTTCTAATAAGCTCGACATCTTTTTTAATGAGCTCAACATCGGTTTTTATTATATTGGTGTCTTCTTTAGTAGCCAGCTGTGTAGAAGCAATTTGGTTATTTTCTTTAAGCAGATCTACAAGTGCCTCAGACTCATTCTTTGTAAAACCGGCTATTTCTAGCCCTATTACCATTTTGTGTGTGTCTATCATCTCTTCTCTCCATAGGTATTTGATATATACCAGGTTGCTGGCCTGGCATAATATTTATTATTTTGGTGAATTTCAACTTTTGTGATCTCTCCATCTTCATGTAAATAGACAATTCTCAGCTTATCAATATCAACTTCCTTTAGCACCTTTTGAATATCTTCTTCTATCTCAGTCCATGTTACATATGCTTTGCATTCATACTTACTTGAAATGGGATAATAAGAATTATCAACATTAACACAGATATTCCATCGCTTAATAAACCATTCAGGCCAAATTATTGGCCTATCTTCTGTAATAAAAACTGATCTATATCCCATCTTCTCTCCTAAGCTATTGATTATTATGATATTTAAGAAAGTAAGCTTCATCATCTCTAAGATATAATCCAACCTTTCCTAATGCTTCTCTTATGTCTCGCCCCGATTTATAGCCGAAATTTGGTATTCGCAATAATTCATGCCAAGACAATAATGATAACTGGCGTATTGTTTTTATACCATCATACTTTAAAGCATTATTAGCGCGCACAGAAAGATTTAACTCGCTCACATAGGTATTAAGTAAGCGTTCGTTTTTTAATAATAATGCACATTGGTCAGCTTCTGTAGAGTGTAATGGGTTTTGAGTTATACATTCAACAATTTTCAATAAGAGTGGCGTCAACAGAAGTAACTCATCATTTATTTTATTAATATTTCGCTCCATGTAGTTAGATAATTTACATAATTCTTTAAAAATCGTCTCATCATTTATCATGTCTTTTCCTAATACTTCTCATGCACATAAGCAATGCACTTGGTTAAATCTTCATCTGACATATCTCCAAGTTTAGTAACTCCGGATTTGCTGAGCCACTTTTGCATCACTTCTATTGGCACCGCTTTGTCATCTATGAGCATAGTAAGCTGCTCGGCTAGTGATATCTTGTCGGACATAACTTCGGCTTCTATTATTACTTCATTAGGTAAATCGCTTTCTATAATGGCATCTTGTGGAATCGGCATGTGTTTTGCAGCACCAAGATTAGCGATCAATTTCTCGGTGGTTGAGGTGTAAGTCTTTGATTCGCCTACAGTTTCCATTTCTCTAGGTAAGTCTTGGGCCTCTTCAACTAAGATTAAGCCTTGCAATGCATCTGGGAATACGTCCCGTAGTCCAAAACCTCTGGCACGGAACTGCTGCATACGCTTAGCATATTGTGTCCACGGTCCGGGTTTATTCCATAGACCGGCTTTCTTAGCATCTTCTACACTGAAACTTGTAGAGTGTAGTGTTTGGCCTTTACGTTTAATTTCACATACTGCAGTTTGCGTTGGCTCATCGTAATACTCTTTAATATCCTCGAATTCTGGGTGTATCTTCACTAGCGCCAAGCATGCATCGCCGTAAATAGAAGGTTTGCCGTTTATCACTGCTATGTTTTGCAGGGATTGAATTGGTTTTAAGCCAAGTTCATGACCCATTTGCACAGCTATCAATATATCAGCAGCACGGCCTTGATAGCCCTTGGGAACCATTTGACTTTTAGCTAGCATTTCTGAATACTTCATAGCCTCTTCTAGCGTTTTTGGTGTTAGTGAGAAGGTTTCCGTTGATCTAGTTTGTAATTGATTACTCATTTTTATCTCCTTTAATTCTTAATACTCTAGTTTCTGAAGTCTTTATATATAGGGCGTACATCTCTGGATGCTCTATCATAAAGCGTTTGGCGTCAAAGCGTTTGCTGGATTGTTTTTTCCAAGTGACCACTGCGTCTCCATTTAGAGAGTTTATTACTTGCGCGTCTTGCATAAAGTTATATAGTGCGAGTTGCTTAAGGTTTAGTTGCGCTTCTATATTTCCTTTATCAGTTTTTAAGAGGCGCAGCTCCTCAAGTACCTTCAAAATCTCATCTGTCACAACTTTAACTTCATCTGAAGCTGTATTCAACCATCGCTTAATAGCATCTTGTTGATTTATGGGCCCAGGTGGGATTTGCTTTAAAACATGCTCTTCCCAGAATTCTATGACTTTAGAAAGTATAATCTTACCAAGAGCATGGTTGCGGTCATAATGATATACTCTGAAGTCATTCCCACCGATTAGCACCGCGATGTAGACCTTACTGACGTTGAGAATCTCTGCATAATATGCGCACTGCAGTAAATAAGGTTCAGGCACATTATCATCCCCTTTTTCCCAAAGAAAACCCAAAAACTTATCGGCCGTTTTACATTCTAGTATTGCATCCTCACCTATTAGCTTTGCATCAATGTTAGCACGCATATAACTATACTCGGGGTGCACAAAGGTATCAAGGTCAGAGGCGCATTGGAAGCCGGTCTTTTGTTCAAATTTCTCGATGAGAAGAGGCTCCATGCGATTGCCCCAATCGCTACGTGGGTCCTCTTCTTCTTCGGCTGGCTCTTCAGTTGATAATTTTTCTAAATATATATCTAAGGGAGTGGCCCATTTGCTGATTTCGTTATTCGGCACCCCAAATAACGCCGCTATGTCCGAACCACCTATACCTAGACGTCTATCTTTGCGCTGTTGTATTGTTAAGGCCATGGGTCTAATCCTTTAATAGATAAGTGTCGTCGTCAGTATGGGCATTTACTTCCTTGTAGAAATTATCTATTATTTCGTCAGAGATGTGATCTTCTACTATAGGAGCCACGCGAGCAGCATCAAATAATAATGCAAGCAAGGTATCGGTTGAACATCCGAAGTATCGCTTGGTTATTAATAGATGACGGCTGGTGCGGGGAAGCATCCGAATAGAACGGGGAATAGTTTTATTAACTGCCATTTAAACCATTATATTGTTGACTTTGTGCACCGATTGTAGTTTAAAACTACATAAGACGCAAGCACTATTATTAATTAATTTGGAGTAAATTATGAAAAAGCGAGAGACGGTAGAAAAGCTGATAATTGACCTAAGATTCCTTAAATTACACGAATATCATGATAAACTGTTGGCCCATTGTTACGGACTTAGTGCTACCAATAAAAAAGAAGATGATTCAATAAAAAACCCTCTCTATACCCCCTTTTATGATAAACTAGAACCTAAGTGGATGGAACCAATTCCTGGATGGGTACGTATTAGTGCATATGAACATTTAATATATGGTAGTTATGGCATTTTATGTCACCCAAGCGCCCATTTCAGGCTTCATTGCGCAGGATATACTGGACTAGCGACATTATCTAACGTTGCTATCTATATTGCATCCAAATTATTCCCAAAAACGTACGAATACGTAACTTATTGCATGCTAACGGCATTTAATATCCCGGCACTCGCTTACATATGCAATGTCTACTATCAAGGGCGCCAAGAAGAAAAAGCCGTTGAAGAGCGTATGGAGCATTATAAAGAAAAGTCTATGGAATTCATACTTAGAGAAGCTCATACCAAAAAGATTGGGTATGTTGAAAAGCATTATACGCCAGATATTGTAGCGTCCATAGAAAGCGAGCCAAATGACACGATAGAGCGATCTTAACAAAACTCTATTAGCGTCTCGTTATAGGAATATATATACTCATGTTAGGCGCGAGCCTCTAACACAAACATGGAGTATACTATGCAGACGAAATCAATATTTAACCCCGAAATTACCATTACTGAAGATCAGTACGCCGTGTCATTTGTACGAAATGAAATAGGGACGGTGCATACAAGTATGTCCCAACATGGTTTCTTAGTGATACAGGCGCCAAATATGCTTTATCGCAAAGAAATCTTGTATGATGCCGATGATAATCCAGGATTCGCTATAGTGATAGAAGACGAGCGCTCAGTTACATCCCCTGAAAAACTGCAAGCTCAATTCAATTTGCTTATTTGGAAGAATATCAAAACCGCCTATACCTTGGCTAATCTAGGTCATCATACTTGGAGTATAAGTAAAGAGCAGTGCTTAGAGCTGTTCGCTGATATTGACAAAGATATATCTAACCCACCTAAGTTCTTTATCCATGGTAATTATAGCGTGATTAAACCGGGAGATTTCGAGAAGCGCGTTAAGTACACCACAGGCTTAGTGGGCAGTAATGTGGTATTGCAGTCATGTTTATTATTATCAGCTCCAGCCGCAGTGACACTCCCTGCAATCGCGTTTGCATCTACTATTACAAGCGTAAGCGCGTTAGGATTCTTCTTATTAACCGAATTAAACCCTAACATCAATAAGGCTCATAATTGCGGCACCTGGTGTGTAGAGAAGCTTACAAACCTCAATATCCCAGCAATTAATAAGGATTTAGGTTTGCATTTCACCGATATCTTCTCTTATGTAACGGGGATACATATACACGCTAATATTGTGGACGCTGAAAAAGCTCATGAACTGTTAACTAAAGGCATTAAGAAAGAAGCCTATCGTAAATTAAATGTTTGCACTGTTGAAGAAACTACAGACAATGTTAATATCAGATAGGACGCTTCAACTTCCGTAGGGGGACTGTAAAGGATTACTTGACAGTTCCCCTTCCTCATGTAACGCTCTGTTATATATAACATCTTAAGTACTCACATGACTAAATTATCTGTAAACGAAGTAAAGCACATTGATGCCATGCATGCTGCTCTTGAAGAACTCAAGAAGCCGCGGTTTAAGAACCTTGGCGAGTACGGTAAATATATTAAGTCCCTCTCTAATGCCTCTCGCGATGAAAAAGCCATCATAGTCTATTCTGTGCTAGACATGGTTGAAGCCAAGAAACAAGAATGGGGCGAGATGAATACTCAGAAACTTGTAGCTATACTAGCGCCTATTGGCGCTGAGACAGGCATAGATACCTCAGATATGCTTAGAATACTAATGTACTTACTTAGCGATGCTTCGTACTTCCAAAAGATCGCCAGAGCTTTCCATACAGTATTTGAAGAAACACCTGCCAATGCTCACTGATGCCGCTATAAGGCGGTTTTATCTTATGTTAGAAACAGAACATCAAGAGTTATTTGATGAGCGTGCAGGGTTCTTGGAGTATGAAGAATTGATACCTAGACCTCGAGCTGAGCATAAGGCATATATAGAAATTCTTAAATTAAGGCGTGCAAAATACTTCCCCGAGGATAATATAGTACTGTAATATATAGAATATAGGATTAATATGGCTACCCAAACTAAGAAAGCTCCGACTTATGATTACTCTAAGTTGCAAAAGGCGCCTAGGAATTTAGAACCTTCAATGATGAAGGCTGGATCGAAGACACAAGTGGCTGATAAAAAGTCTCCACAGGTCAAAAGCATCAAAATGGCATCCCCAGGTAAGCGTAGAACATACGAATAATTGAATACCCCGAGACGGTTACCTATAAAACGCCCCGAGGTGGGCCCAGTATAAGGTATTATGCGGCTTAGCGCAATAAAAAACCCCCAATACATGAAACTTGGGGGTTTTTTCTGGTGTCTAGCAGACTGTGAGATACTGTATGTAAAGCAGTCTGTTAGTCAAGTGCGATGTAAACTATTTGTATTCGAGTAAAACAACTCTACCTTATGAATACGCCTTTAATTAAATTTGGAGTGAAAGAAAAGGTATATCAATGATATATAGTGGCCTACGACTTGGCAAGTGAAAAATTTTGCAAAAGAATGAGAATATTGGTTGAGGTTTTGCGACAGCCGAGCTATTTATAAGAACCGACATATAATCAAGAAAAAGGCCGCTTTACGCGACCTCTTTCAAAACCAAATAAATGAGTCCTGAACAGCTCATAAAACACATTTTCAAGGAGAAAACATATTATGCATGCAACCCCATTTCAAAGAGAAACAGCAATGACTCCTTTTTACACCAACCAGCACACAGAGCAAGCAAAATCTAACATTTTTGGCAACCAAATTGTTGCTAATATTGGTAACTCACTCACAAATAACGAAAAGCGCACTAAAAATAATTTTCACAATCCCTATTGCCAGGATGCACTCAAATGCGTATCTTGGGAAACACACATGCAAAAAGGCTCCCATGAGGAGCCTTTAAACTATCATACCCTCCAAGGTGAATGATGATGAAAACATACCCCACTCCAACAAAAACACAAGCACAACATAGCGTTGAATCTCATATTTTTGGTGACGCAGTTGTTAAGAGTTTCAATAAAGATCTGAATTCTAAGCATTACCATCAAAAAAATAAAATTGCCATATGCGACCAACACACCCGTATTGTGGAGATTGAAGAGTATGATCGCAAGGATTGGAAGCTTTATTGCCTGCAAATCTTCTATTATTTGCATGTAGGTGTCGGCAATACCAGAGAATGGGGGCAAGAATATATCAGAGAATGGCTAGCATCGTCATTCGGGCTCCAGATCTGCCCAAGAAGTCTTTATGATTATAATGAGATTCTAAAAAGACAAGGTCGCCTTAAAATCAAGCCAACTAAATATTTAAATTCTGTAGGCAAAAGAGTCCGAGGCCATAACGAATATACCCTTATAAAAGTAGATCCCTATGTGCACTTCTGGCAAGGTGATAGGCCGTTTCTTTCCATCGGCAAAAAATTTGCTAATACTCTTAATAATAACCTTACGGTTATAAGAATTACTAATACCACAACTGATTCTTTGGAAAATATTTCGGTCCCAGAAAAGCCAAAGCCGAAATACAGACCTAAATCCCCACCTAAAGATCCGAATCGGATGATAGAACCAAAAGAATGGGATCCTCAGGGCAAGACTTTAGCTTTCTTAACTGCTCAAGTCGGGAATAGATACTTAGCTCAATATGAATACATCGAAGAATATCAGCGATGGTGGCAGATAAAAACCCCGGGACTTGTTAGAGCAGGAGATATGTCTCATCTATTTTTCTTGAAATTGCCAGAAATGATTGCAGGACGCGAAGAGTTCGGAGATAAGTATGTGCCTATTGATAAACGACTAGCCTGGAAGCTTAAAGCTAGTAATGAAGCTGATAACGAAGAAATTGAGGAAAATGAGATGATCCAAAAAGGAGTTCAAGAAAAAGAGAAAAAAGCTACTAAGAAAGAAAAGCCATATGTTTCCTATGCAATTGTACATCCTTCACCATGTGTTAGAAACTTCCGAGAAGAAACAGATGAAGAAACAGAGGATGCTTTGGCTGATTTTTATAGGCGTAATGGCACCACACCGCCAAAAGAAAAATTGGAGTGAATATTAATATAACTGTAGTTCATCGAGTTTGTTACGAAGCTTCCAGTAGAGATTTTGCTCATCTTGGGCAGTATGCAACATTGAATGGCTTTCTTGGATCCAAAAATCTTTTATTCCTATTTTTTCTCCTTCAGTCCCTGGGTCGAAATAATTTAAGTACGTGTGTAAAGCAATTCTAGATGAAAGATCCCATAAGTCTAACCCTGGATTGCTTGCAATAGGAAAAGGTACAGGGACATCATAATTTATATCTAGTACCCAAACCATAACTTCAATCCTACGACACTTCCCTTTTTTATGTCCTCCTAATCGATGCCAAGTTTGAAGCCATTTTTCAGATAATCTTATTCCTTTTAATAAAACACTATCATCTGAAAAATCGATAGGAGAACATAAGCCATATTCATCTAGATCGAATTTATAAAACTCTTCCATATTGTATACATGACGTCGCTGCCCATCATAAAACCATTGTCCTCCGTCAAAAATCCACCGGTAATTCTTTTTATGTTGTTCATATACATTTTGAAAATTTGATAACCAATCGTTTCCCATAACTAACCTCTAAATTATCTCGACATTATATCTCCAGTATGCAAATATGCAAATCTCCCAACCCTTTGGTTCATATGACAAAACGCAACCCCAAGTACCGGACGCTAACACTACGTGAAGAGATTTTTCAGATCTGCGGGTGCAGTTATGTTGAAGCATTCTTGTTGGAGTTTTTTCTAAGTGGGGAATTTGATATACCGGTGGCGGCGAGTTTGGAATGCTTGGGTAAAAGCATCTTTAACGTGGCTGGGAGCGATGCTAAGGTGCAACATTCTGTAAAAAGGTTACTAGACAAGGGTTTTATAAAGAACGTCGCAAATAGGCCTCAGGGGCGCCACAATCGCAGTAACCCCAGAATATGGCTTGTTGATAGGGAGACTGTTGATAAAGCTGTTGACCGGCTAGGCGTCATATCACCTCGGCTTTAAGGGTTTCGTAGGCTTCAAGTCGGTGTCGCTCAAGATATCGCTGCTTCGCAAGATAGTATTGTGCAAAGCAGCAATAGCCTATTGTGAATAATATGATGATGATCACCAGGATTACTAACTTGTGGATGAACGTTAGGCTATCTCCAAGTCGTACACTCACTCGTGCTTATCCCCGTCGTCATACCAATCGGGATCGACTGGGTTTTCAAGTTCATGTAAACGGCGAAAATGCTCGTTTAGTAGCTGCTCTTCAATTTGTGAAATCCCCATCACTCCCCCATCAAACAAGCTAAAAATAGAAGCCACAATATCCAAGCAGGCGCTGCACAAATAAAGCCTATAATCGCAATAATTGCTAAGATGATCATCATTCCCTCTCCAATATCATGTTGGTTAATACTCGATATTCATCTAGAACATCTTCGCAGAGTATTAGAAGGCGCGTAAAATACTTGTCTAGCTCCACTGAGTCAATGACGTCTTTTTTGGATTCGCGTAAGAATTGCCGCTCTAGAGATTCTATCTGGCTTTGCGAGGTGTTTGTCATACCATGGCCTAATTTGGCGTAGTATAAGATAGGGTCGTGCGCTTGCTTGCTTAAGGTTCGCATAATTACTCCGTATAATGTGCGTTATGAAGGCATTGTAGTTTTAAACTACATAGCGGTCAATAGATATTATAGATAATTATAAGGATTTCAGGAATTCTATTGCCTCTTCAACGCTGTATGTCTTTAAATACGGGATGTTGAAGTCATTGCACATCACGCGGAAATCTTCCTGACCTTGGTTGAATTTCTTGATGGCTTGCGCATTGCGCTTGAATTCTATTGCAGCTACGCGGCCATCAGCAGTTAGCACTATATAGTCAGCGATACCGGCCACAACGCCTATTCTTGCCAGTCTTATGCGCTGTGGTACTGAACATTTGCGCTCATTCGCCACGTGGAAAACGTATAGTTCCTTTCGAAATTGGTTCATTAGGCTTAGTGTTTGGTATTCCGCCCAGAACTGTGCGCATAGCTCGTATTCATCAGCCTCTTTCGGGTTGAATTTTCCCACTTTCACTACTTGACTTGTTTTGCCAATTAGCTAACATCAATTAGCGTTATTAATCAATCCCTTACTAAGGTTCATAATATGACTGAAAAATATTCCCCCTGGAAACATATGTTGTTTAATATTGTGCTTTTTTGGAGCATTTTTGGGTCTTGCATTTTACTTGAGCATAAATTAAATTCTGACGAACCAACCGTTATTGCGAGCATTTTAGAATGACCATGAATGTAGAAAAGCTGATGCAAATCTTAGATGCTTACGATCCAGAAAGCTTTGTGAAGGTCTTTGATCATTCACTAAATGAGCTCGTGCACATCGATAAAGTCATAGACAAGCATTATGAAGACGGTATGAATGTGATTCTTTGTATTAAAGAGGAATGATGAGTGAGTTTGAAACTAAATATGAATCGCCCGCAAAATTATCCTCTGAACTCCCAATTAGGATTCAAGGCGAATCTCGCGCACTGATTTGGGAAGATGTGTTTTACGCTATTGATAAAATTTTAGAACTCTATCCGAGAGAAAAACCAGATGAAAATTAAAGATTGGATCGCGGCCCTTGAGTCTATTGGCGATGATGAAGCCATTGTCGGCGATGTCTATGAGGCTAATGGGAGAGCTTACCATGAGTTGACCATTACGACTGATGAGGGTGAAGAATTCTATGATGTTACCGAAAGTGGGGAATAGGTGAACGCTCTGGAGCTGGCAGCCCCCTGTAAACGCGGCGCGGAATATCATTCATCAAGAATTTGGAAGATTTTGCTTAAGGGATTGCCCTAGGTGCAAGTCATTTATTATGAAAAGTGCTTTTCTTTCTGATTGAGCTATGCTACTGATATTTATAGTAAATATGAGGTGTTATGCTTGAGGACAGGATGAGCGCTAAAAAAAAGCAGTTCCCAATTGCGCTAAAAGATTGCTTGGGAATTGTATCTGCTGCGTGCGCTCGCGTAGATATCGCTAGAAACACATATTACAATTGGCGTAAGGCAGATCCTGCGTTTGCCGCTGAGTGCGACGAAATTGATGAGCTTGTATTAGATCTAGGTGAATCCACTTTACATGAGTTGGTCAAAGAAAAGAACGTAGTCGCAACTATCTTTCTATTGAAAACCAAAGGCAAGAAACGTGGCTATGTAGAGCGCGTTGAAACTACAGGCGCCAACGGCGGTCCAATTGAAACTAAGGCACTAAGCCCAACTGAGAAGACCATGCTTGACCGGGGTATATCAGACATAAGGGCTATAGCTGTGGCCGAGTACAAAGCCTCACTGGAGGCACCAGATGGAGATAACGGCATGGTATGACGTTGCTAAGCGTACTGAGGCGTTAAATAGCCTATCCGAGATATTTTATTATATGATTCACGCTACTAGTATCGAAGAGCGTCGGCATTGGGCTGCCGTCTATACTAATTTACTTAAATATCACCATTCACATAAGCATGAATTCGAAGTTACTCCAAGCCCTGAGGCTTAATGATTGATGAAAAGCTTCTATTCTCGCAGCTACTGCAATCCAATCTATCTATCTTCACTGAGCAGGTAGTCAACACCGTATCGCCTGAGGCTAATTATCAGCATAACTGGCATATAGATCTTATTGCCCAGTATTTACTCGCGTGCCAGCGTGGCGAGATTAAGCGGTTGATCATTAATATCCCGCCAAGGCATCTTAAGTCCATCAGCGTCAACGTAGCGTTCCCAGCTTGGCTATTAGGCCACAACCCTGGTGAGCAGATTATGTGCGCTTCATACTCACAGGAATTGAGCTTTAAGCACGCTCAAGACTGTAGATTAGTCATGCAACAGCAATGGTATAAGGACCTATTCCCCAAGACAGAGATAGTTGAAGACCAGAACACTAAGCGTAAGTTTATAACCAGCGCCAGAGGCCATAGAATAGCAACATCTGTGGGTGGCACCGCAACTGGTGAGGGGGCTCAATATCTTATCGTTGATGATCCAGTGAGCGCTAAGCAAGGTGAGTCAACCGCCTTCCGTGAGTCAGCCAATGTATGGTTTGATCAAACGTTCTCCACTCGCCTCAATGACAAGAAAACTGGCTGTATAATAGTGATCATGCAACGCCTGCACGAAGAGGATCTTACCGGCCATCTCCTCAAGAAAGGTGGGTGGGAGCATCTATGTTTACCGATGATAGCCGAAAAAGACGAAACACTAATCAAAGGTTGGAAAACCGTGGAGCGCAAGACTGGCGATATCCTGCACCCAGAACGTATAGATAAAGAAGAGATAGACCGCATTAAGAATGAAGTCGGCTCATACGCATTCTCAGGTCAGTATCAGCAACGCCCAAGTCCTGAGGGTGGTGGGGAGTTCCGCACTGAATGGCTTATGTACTACGATACACTTACGCCTGGCACGCTTAACTACTATATATTCGTAGATCCAGCTAATTCCAAGGGCAAGGATTCTGACTATACAGCGATGGTTGTAATGGGCGCCGGAGGTGACGGTAATTTATACTTAGTGGACCTTGTGCGTGATCGCCTAAACGTCCGTGAGCGGGAAGATAAGTTATTTGAGCTACATCAGAAATATAAGCCTAAGTCCGTAGTCTATGAGAAGTACGGTATGCAATGTGATAGCGACTGGCTGCGTAAGGCAATGGATGATCGCAACTATAGGTTCCACATCACGGAAGTAGGTGGCAAGGTATCTAAAGAGGATCGCATAAGGCGTTTAATAAAGTATTTTGCTGATCATAAGATCTACTTTCCTAAGGTTCTATACAAGGTAAACTACAAGAATCAGGCCATAGATGTCATCAATGAGTTTGTCATACAAGAATATTTAACCTTTCCTGTTGGTATTCATGATGATTTGCTTGACGCTATGAGTCGCCTATGCGATATAACAATACAGTACCCAGGCCATAACACGGTCAATTACTATGAGTTATATAGATGATCCAACACCCCAACCCACTCAAACTAATCATAGATGATATAAAGGCTCGGTTAGATGATATAGAGAGCCAGCTCAAAGAAATTAGATGGATATCGGCAGAGTCGCTCAAGATGGTGGAAAACAATGAATTAATCGTCAAGCGCCTCAGTTCTGATCTTGAAGAGCTGGCGACTGTAAGAATACGTCGTAGTGCAGACCCTGTAGCTGCGCTTAAGCCCTTACGTAAGATTATTCGTAAACGCATTAAGACGGAGAAGTTGTGATGGAAGAAATTCCGATCCTAAGAAAAAAAATATCAGATATATGGTGGGAAATCGAAAAAGTAAAGCTGAGAATCGATGGCATGACACTATCAGCCGATGAAGACTTTGGACCGCGTATATCCGCATTAAATACTGCAGTAACAAAAGTAGAGAATCTTATAAAGATTATAGAGGAATGAAATGACTGAATTCATAAGACTAGAAGAGCGCGTGTACCTACTAGACTGCATGATTAAAGAATGGAATGGCAGGCTTGAAGATGTGGAAGCTAAGATTAAGCTCTCTGCAGATAATGTGAGGCTATTAGAAGATTCCATGCTAACCGCGATGCTTGCCATAAGGCAATTGCAGGATAAGATTGAAAAGGCTTAGGTAATGAGTAAGTTGAATGACATATCAAGGGCCTAAGGTACTATCTGCAATGGCTCGGAACATTGGTTTACGTTTAGATCTCTTAGAGCGATCGGAAGAATTTCGTAAGCGTGAAAAGTACACTATGCATAAAGGCAAATGCGTTAAAACATTAGATCTCTATGAAAAAGAGTGCAGAACTCTTCTAGAAAATATCGATTCCCTTAGAACTTTGCTAATAGAAAAGCATCCCGATGCCTTGACTAACATACTCGACTGATATATATACAATTTGTTGATCTACTCACAAAACTAAGATAATCTCTAACGTATTGAAATATAAATCATTACATAGATGTTACTTGATGAGCAAAAAGAATTAGTAGGCATGGAAGATGATGAAGAAATCATCCGTGAAATGGAAAAGCGCATCAATGAGAACTTAATGATCGAGCAAGATTGGCGCGAGATCGAAGTACGTGAGTCTTTCGCAGTCTATGAAGGCGACCAGTGGTGTAAAGATGATATAGAGCGCCAGAATGCCAATGGTATGCCAATCATTACCATCAATAGGGTTAAGCCCGTAATCCAGTCTATAGTTGGCTTTGAGATCCAGAACCGTTTGAATGTGAAGTATATCCCAAGACTTAATGACGAAGAGCAAAATGGCTTTGTAGATGTCTTAAACAACGCCGTGAAATACATAGAACAAAAGACAAATGCAGATTTGGAGTACACACTTGCATTCCAGGATATGTTAATATGTGGCGTTGGTGCAACAGATACACTGATGGACTATAGCAGCCCACCGCATGATGGCGAATTCAGGGTTGAACGTGTTATGCCTGCATTCTTATTTTGGGATCCAGCATCACGCCGCAAGAATAAGATGGATAGTGATTATGTTGTGCGTCTTAAGGTTGTGAACCGCGACATCATACGTCAGGAATACGGCGTTGAGTACTTTAATGATATATATTCCAGTGCTTTAGACGCGCGTATATTAGAATTCTTCCAAGCAGTACTTGCAGTAAAACAGCTCGGCGTTGTCTATGAATACCAATGGCGTAAAAAGAAACCGTTCTATCAAGTTGAGAATCCCTTTAGAGATTTAGATCCAGCACAGCTGGCTATGGATAGTGGCATCATGACGATGGACGGCGTAGAAGAGTTCGTAACCATGCTTGAAGCCACTATTGCATTCTATGCGGGAGAGTACAACTTTAACCCAAAGTTAGATCAAACATTTGCTATCACTGAAAAGGGTGCCTATAGCAAGTTCCGTGAAGCTATGAAATTCTTTGGTATCAAGGTCACCTACGCCAAACAGTACATGTATAAATATTACCGCTCAGTGATCACAGGCAATAATGTAGTATCTAAATCCGAGAACTACTCCCAGGAAGGCTTCTCAGTGAAGTTTATGACTGGGGACTTCTCAGAACTAACGCAATATGATTATGGCCTTCTTCGTGCGTGCAAAGCGCCACAAAGAGTACTTAATCAAGTCATATCGGATTACCAGGGCTTCCTAAACACTATACCTAAGGGCGGTGTTAATATTGAAAGAGATGCCGTGTCCGATTTACAAGGTTTCCTGGACACCTATACCAAAGCTAGACAAGTCTCTGTTTATGAACCCGGAGCACTTTCTACAGGTAAGGTTATGCCTAAGGTAGCACCACCGCTACCTCAAGGCATTTTAGAGATGATTCAATATTCCGACAGCCAGATTATGGCGGTTTGTGGTGTCACACCCGAACTTATGGGGATCATGAATACTAAAGAACAAAATAGCAGCTTCCTAAGGCAGCAAATTAAGCAGGGTTTAACTACACTTAGCACGTATTTTGATGCGAGACGGTCCTATTTACAAGAGCAAGCCAAGTTATACATAGATTGCGTACGCGTTCTAGCTGAAAACAATGAAGGTAGGCTAGTTCATAATGTTTTGGGTGAAGTAAATGAGCAATTCGTTCCTCTTCTACGTGATAATATCGCTGCAGAATACGATGTCGTCATTGAAGAAATGCCAATGTCGCCTGACCAGAAAGAAGATACCTTCATGAAGCTACTTGAGATGCAGAATGTAATGCTCAGCAAGCCAAATCCAGTTGATCTCATGCCTCTTATACTTGAGTACGCACCATTTAATCAATCAATCGTTAAAGAGTTGAAGGCTATGATCCAGCCACCGCCTCCACAAGAGCCAGATCCGGTGAATCAACGTCTACTTACAACGCAAGCGGACCTACAGGAAGCCCAAGCTTACAAGATGACTATGGAAGCAATGGAGAAGGAGCAAACGATGCGTTATGCCCCGATTAAAAACATTGCGGACATCAACTTAACTGAGACCAAAGCAGCTGCGGAAGTAGCTAAGATTGCAGATCTCACTCACCAACAAATAGATAGGCGTATAGCAGCTATATTTAATCAGCAATTATAGGAGAATTATGACTGATCATATACCACAAGAAGGCAAAATAACCCCACTAGACGGAACAGTGCTAGGCACTGAAGACGCATTCCGCGCAGCTCTTGCAAAAGCTGGGAACGAGGCTGAGCAAGAATCTATGGGCAATAACGAAGAAATCCCGCAAGATGTACAAGATGCGACCCGCGAAAGTGCAACAATCGAGGAATCATCGGCAGTTGCAGACGAAGACTATTCGGATGAAGACCCCGCATTACAACAAGATAGTGACGAACCACAAGAACCCGAAGTGGAGACTAAAGGTCATCTAATTCCCAAGTCACGCTTTAACCAAGAGATTGAAAAGCGCAAGGGTCTAGAAGCCCAGCTCTTAAAAGAACGTGAGGAACGCATTAGGGCTGAGACGCAATACGAAATGCTTACCAATATGCATCAACAAGCAGTATTGCAACCACAATCCCAACAAGCCACCATAGAAGACATAGATCCATTGGATACCGAAACTTATAACTATGCTAAGCGTGAAATAGAAGCGTTAAAATTGCAACTACAAAATGTGGCGCAGGATACACAAACTCGTACTCAAGAGATGCAGTACCACAATATGGTAGTAGCTCAAGAGTCCGCGTATGCTAAAGAACACCCTGATTTTCATGAAGCTATGAAACATGTTCAAGACGTGGAGTTTAATATCGCTAAAGACTTGTTAGGCGATGATAGGGCTGCTAATAACTATGTTGGAGCTAAATTGCGCGATGTACTAACGCGCTCTTTAAACAGTGGCAAGAATGCTGCCGAGACAATCTATAAAATGGCGAAAAATTATGGCTATAACACCCCTAAAGCACAATCCAAAACCGGTCCGACTAAAAATGTTGCGGCAATATCAAAAAACATGGAGCGGAGTGCCAATACTGGTAATCTGGGCAATAGTAGTAGCTTTGGTTCTATCCCAACTGATATAGCATCGGCAATGAATAAATCGGGGAATCCATTGTCAGGGGTTAACCCTGAGTCTTTCCATAAGATGTTGGACCGATTGAGATAGTTGTTGCAAGCAATAAACAAGTAAGTTATTGTAATATAACGGCTTTGCTTGTTCTCGGCTTTTTATAACAAGTTAGGGGATATAGGCGAAGCCATACTTGCATTTGGGCAACGATACAGCCAACGGAGATAAGCAACTCCCTAAAAGGTTCGAGCTAAGGTAGCCTCGGTAAACCACCTCGTGAACGGCAAGAGATATTTACATATTTCAACCTTTACGAGGGCATTCAACATGGCAGTAACCACGTTTAATACCAACTCGGCATCGGTCGTAAAGTTATGGTCAGAAAGGACCTTATATGACTTCGTGACTGACACAGAAATGCTTGGCCAAATGATGAAGGCCGGCACTCTGCGCCGCGTTGATAATACATCTAAAACTGCGGGCGACCGCGTTACTATTTCATTCCTAAACAGACTTACAGACCAAGGTTTACTTGGCATGCAATCTGCTACAGGTCTTGAATCAGCGCTTACTTACTTCACTGATAATGTGAACATTGACCAACTACGTATTGTGGTAGAAAACCCCGCAGCGTACACAATCGATGCTCAACGCGTTCTTTATGACATTCCGGAAGACACATACCGTGTTGAATCTGAATGGATGAAGACCCGTGGCCTACTTGGTGCGTTTAATCAGCTTGCCGGTAATACTGCAACAACCATAACTTATGATGGTGTAGCATACTCCGGTAATGACAGACTTAAGATCACAGGGCTAAATGCTGCTGTTGCTCCATCTACGACAGCTGGTGTAACTCGTATCATAAGACCTAATGGACTTACGACTGACCAAGCAGTAGCTGCTGATACAACTGCAACTGCCAAGCTTACAGACATTCTGACTTGCGAAACTGTTGCGCAAACAGCACGTCCGTACATACGCCCACTCTCTGAAACTTCTGAAATCAAATACCACTATTATTGCCATACGCAATCTTACATGGATTTGCTAACAGATGCTTCAGCTTCTCTACAGTACAGAGATATTCAACAAGCATTGATTACTTCTGGTCGTGGCGAAGGCGAGATGCAGCGTTCGTTCATCTTCTCTCAAACACGCGTATTTAACTCTGACAAGATACCTAATGGTGTTGACTCAGGAACTTCCGCGGCTGTTGCCAACTCTAGGCGTAATATCTTCACTGGCCGCGATGCTGGTGGGATTGCGTTTGGTAAAGGTTACACAGATGGGAAGGCTGACGTGGCGGGCTTCATAATCAAGTCTGACTTCCAAGATGTAGGCAACTTGCAGCGTATTGCGATGATGGGGATTTTCGGAATTAAGAAAATCATCTTCAATAGTAATGATAACGCAGTGATCGTCTCTGTC